AGTTGCTCCCGGCAAGTCACTGGTTAATACTCCTGAGGCTACATCCCCAGTATTGAGGCGAGTAACTCGATAGCTAATAGAAGAACCATTAGGAGGAGCATACAGCATCAACTCATAGGCATCGGTGCTGAGTGTGTTCGCCGGGAAGTTTGAACCAAGATTAACCTTGGTAGCTGTGCCTGTGCCATCATTCACCATAATCTGTAGGTTGGTGTCTGCTATATCTGCCCCAACACCTACAAGGTTTGTACTATATGATGGGTCCGAATTACCAGTGCCTACTGAGGAGCTTGCGGTAAGTCCTACAAAGGTATTTGCTGTAGCAACAAGTGAGGCATCTGAAATCCCAAAGCGAAACACGGCTCTGAAACCTCCTAGGCCCGGTGCATTACCACGCCACCAGTTGAAGGCTGTGTAGGCACCCGCACGGGCAGACACAGTAGTTGCGGAAACATTACCTACACGTCGCATTGTTGTAAAGGCATTAGTTGTGGCAAAGGAACGCACCGTAAATGTACCTAGATTCAACGAGTAAAACCCCAACTGTGAACCAGAGGTAGTAGCATTATTAAACAGCGGTTCCCAGAGGGCTATATTCCGTTGGCCCATCCACGGCTGTAGGTTATATGATGTTCCGGTGGGGCCGGTAAAGGCGGGCATAACCATACCAGATATATCACTGGCATATGAAACGCCAGTACCTGTGGTTGGAGTAGTTGGGGGAGTAGTGGTAGCGACCATCGTAATACCCCCAGTATCTACTACGTGATCTGCATTCCAGTCGTCCCCACCCACCTCAGTGCCAGCAGCGGGGGCTCCCGGCGTTACTGTTTTAGGATGTTTTAGTGCCATTATTCCGCCGTGATTTGTGGAGTTAGTTTCAGGTTATCCCCGTTATTGGTAGGGGTAAAGCTGGTGAACGTCTCCGCAAGGACCAGATCACCTGTAGATTGTCGAGTCACATAATAACCATAAATGGTAGGCAGTGCTCCCGTAAAGGTATAAGTCATCTGTGGATAAACTGCCGTAGTTGGAGAACCGGGAGTGATGGTCCAGCTTGCCCCTGTAGCCGGGATAGCCACATAACCACTACCAGAAGCTTCTGTATAGGTAGCCGCAGTGTCAGTCTCAGATGGGGTAATGTTATTGGTGAATAGTCGATATACCAAGTTCTCGGTGCTGCCTGATTTGTTAGTAAGGTAAGTCAGTGCAATTAACTCACCATTATTTGTCATCACTAGTGCCATACTTACTCCCTGTATCCAAGAGCACGTAGTTGCTCTACACTAGCATACCGATTACGAGGAATCTCTGTAATCTTAGCCGGAGTAACTTGAGCTTTTGGGTACTCTACCGTGTGAGGTGTTACCTTGTCATCAGCACCAAGAATCATCACGTTTGTTCCATCAGCCTTGGTGTGGGTTACTACCACGGAGTCATTAAACACATCAGAGATAATCCCAATGGCCCCATTAACGGTCACCCACATACCACTTCGTGGGGAGAGGTCTATAACTTGAGTTGGGGTGTTTGCGGTAATAACTACTGGTTCTGGAACAGGTGCCTTTCTAAACGACCATACCATTACAGACCCTCACCGATGGTGTAGTACAGAGTGGAGCCGGTAGCAGTAGCGATTACTGACAGAGACTGAGTGCCTTGGGACAGGGTAAAGATTTCAGTCTGGCCAGCAGGAATAGGGATTGCATTAGTAGTGGTAGCAGCAACCTGAGTAGCTTCTCCCGGAAGGATAAACACTACCTGAGTGCCCACATTACTAAAGCGAACGGTAAAGGTGCCTAGAGCACCAGTCAGTGGAACAGTCTGTGCAACGGACGTTACAGCGACGTTCTGAGTTGGGGCCAGAGGCCGAAAAGCACGAATTTGAGTGGACATGATTGCCTCTTAAAAGAGGGGGCCGAAGCCCCCGTGATTATCGAACGTATTCCACCACGAAATAGAATGGACCACCCGTATTAGAAGCAGCACCCGATTCAGCATAGGAACCAGTGATAGCAATGTCACCACTCACCGGCAGATTCTCCAGATTGAAGATACCAGTCAGAGCAGAGGTATTCAGCTTACCAGAAGCCTTCACATCAACGGAGTTGAGGAAGTAGGTACTAGAGCCGGGAATACCAACACTAATGGCAGCAGCCGTGCCAGCATTAGAGGGGGCATTGGAGTAACCACGAATATCAATAATGGTGGCATCTGCCGGAATCACACACTTAACTACAGGAACAGTATCTGCACGCGAGACAGTAAATGCTTTTACAACCACATCCTTAGCATACGGGGTAGTAGTAGTGGGACCAGTAGCCGCAATGGGATTAAGGTCAATTTGTTTGAAACCCATAAGGGATTCTCCTAGAAAAAATAAAGGGGCACAGAAGGTTAATTCTGCACCCCCTTGGGTTAAGCTACCTTATCAGGCACCCTGCGAGCCATACAGGCCCTTCGGATCAGTCCAACCCCACGACGCGCGGAACGAAGCTTTGAACTTAGCGTTCTCGGTGTCGAAGTCGTTGTCCATAGCAAACTCATCGTCACGGCGCGAGAAGTACTTCATACCGTTAGGAACGTCGGTACGGATGAACCAAGCATCCGGGTCAGTCAGGTAGTGGTTCACAATGACATCCTTGAACATACCCATGTTGTTCAGGGCATTGATGTCGTTGTTATCAGTACCCACACGACCAACGGTCTTCAGGATACGAGCAGCTTCGAATTGCAGTTGGTAAGGAATGACCAGCGACTTCGGCTTGACCGCGATACGCAGACCACGATCATTGGTGTAGGATGCGATGTCAATCACAGCCTGCTCCAGTGCAGCTTCCGACAGGTCCGACGGAGTAGCAATCAGGTTCGACCACGTACCACCAGCAACGTTCGGGTGAGCAGCGGACAGGAGAGCCTGACCATCACCACCGACATATGCCGAGTTGAATGCACGGTTGTAGACGTTAGCACCGAGGATTTCCTTGGTCTGACGGATCGAGTAAGCAAGACCTTTAGCCTTGTTTTGACCAACCACATCGTACAGATCATCTTCCATGATTTCACGGGTGATGATGAAGCCAAGTGCAAACACCGCGTGGGTGTAGCGATTGGTGAAGCCCTGACGCTCTTGATCATACGCAATTGCCGAACCCTCAGGTTTTTGAATTGCCAGACCGAAGCTCGACAGACCAACGTCCTCTTCGTATGCACGGGTCGAAGTGTTCTTATCGAACAGCTTCTCAAATTCTACTTCATACTCATTGTACGCCTTACCGTACCATGCGTTTACGCCAGGCCAAAGGGCCTTGGCAAACGAGCTAGTATTAATGACAGACATATTCTACCTCCTATTAGACACCAGCAGTTGCGTTAGCAAGCTGGCTGTTATTGATTTTAACGATCACTTTAGCATTAGCCGCAGTGTTGTCGTTATCGACACGTTGGACGAAACCAACGATCTTCAGGGGCAGAGTAGCAGTAGTTGCAGCAGTAGCCACATCCAGAGTCACGCCCGAAGTACCAGTAACCAGCGAACCAGCAGCAGCAGCGATGTTAGCGTTCAGACCAACATCAGCCACACCGAGGACACCATTGCTGGTTTGCACCTCGTACAGTTGATTCGGGTCATCACACACAACCACGTAGCGGCCAGTAGAACCAGCACGGTATTGCGGGGTGTTCAGGTTGAGGGGGTTCACTGCGAAGCCGACAACGACACCAAGAATGGGATCGCCAGCAGCGGCAGGAACAACCGATTGAACACCGAGAGCCATACCACCAGCGGCAACAGTGTCACCAGTGGTATCGGCTTTGACCGGATCGCCTACAAACACGTTCTGTGCATTACCCGACGGAATAAAGTAGGTATTGACTTGACCAGTGTTAGAAGCGCCGGTAAGATTTTTAATGGCGCTGAGGCCATTAACTCGGCTTACGTTTGGCATATATAATTCTCCATTAGATTAATAGCACCTAATGGTTCGTAGGGTTAGTCTCGACTAATGTCTAGCTTACCGTAAGTTCCATTTAGTGCATCTGCTTTGGTAGCAGCTTCGGTCTGGGCTACATCCGCTTGTTTGCGGGCCTGATCCTCAGCATACCACTCCTTGTTAATACGCATCACGACGCCTTTAACTCCAGCGCCTACAGACACCGACGCTGCGCTACCTTCGGCCGAAGCAGCATTCACGCGACGATCTCCTACAGTTACATCCTTTGCAGAGACTACTTCATAGCCAGCGGCCCTGAACTGCTCTACGCGGTCTCCCGTGTCGTTGACAATACGATACTCAAATGCCGGGTCTTTACCTCCGACAGTAAGAACATTACGCACGCCCACAGGGGTACGGCGTACACGCCCGCTCGGGCTTTTAGCGATAGCTTCTTTGGTCATAATTAGTTTCCTTTAACTTTCTTAAGTTCGGCAATATACTGTTCTTTAGACATCACACCCGTACGAACAAAGGTGTTCATAATACGGCGCTCTTCATCAGACAGGGACGCTTCCACGTTCCCACCGGACTTACCACCCCCTTTGGAGGTGCCCTCAACAGCAGGGGCTTTGTCACGGTTGGCATTGCGAAACTTAGTCGGAAACTCTTCCTTAATCTGAACTTCAACCTGTTTGAGAACTTCCGAAGGGGTCAGACCCTTTGCGCGAAGTTCCAGACCCAGCGCGTCAGCAAAGGCGCGCATTGGGGACGAGGTTTCATACCAAGCGTTACGCTTAGTCCATGCAGCAAACTCAGGGTGGATGTTTTCAGTGGACGTTGCAGCAGCGGCTGCCTGTGCTTGCTCAATTTCGAACTTGCGTTTGGCATCCTTAACCGCTTCCATCTTATCATCAAGCTCAAAGACTTGATCAACATCACCATCCAGCAGAGCATCTTTCTTAGCAGCTTTCAGTTCATCCAGAGCACGTTTGTATTCGGTTTCCCGCACCTTAGCGTGATGTTGCTTAAGCTCTTCAAGGCCTCGCTTGAGTTCTTTCATTTCACGGGTTTGAAGATCAATCTTCTGGAACAGTGGAGCACGGCGAACAAACTCGCCAGCATCTACCCACTTGTTCGGATCACCATGAAAGTCTTCCTTAGGCACCCAGCCGGACGCACGCGCCTCGACTTCAACTTCAGGAACTTCAACTGCATCAACTTGATCTACCACTTGGTCAATATCACTCATCTTTAATTACCTTTGTAATTTTAGCGATGCAATCTTCGTCGTTAATAACGAGGATGTCTTCACCGCTGTCTGGGTCTTTAACAAATTTTCCTGCATGTCGTGCATAAGCGATATAATCGCCAACATTGCACCAAGGCTCTCCGCCAAAGTCTCGGAAGGCAGTTGCTCCTATCGTTAGGACAATGCCTTGATCCACAGACGCTCGATCACGAGTTGCTTGTGATTCGATTTCATCCTTGAACTTATCGGGGATGACTAGACCAAGCTCGTTGGCCTTCTGTTTAGTTTTCTCTGCTTCAGAGTCTTTGACCTTATCAGGTCGTACCGTCAGTCGGTGTCCAAGGGCTTCAATCGCCATTTTTCACCTCATCAAAGTCAATGTTCAGAATGTCCATATAGGCTTGGATAGCACCAGCACGGTAGCGATCCCCAATTGGATCAAGCCCTGCGGTGTTACCCAGATCAGCCCGAATATTCTGAATACGTTCACTGAGTTCTACAAAAACTGCTTTAGTCACAGGATTGGCTTTCCAATCACGAAAACTATCTTTAGTAACAGACATTAGTCTCCCTTAGTCTTTGGTTTATTGGCGGCTACTTTAGCCTTGATTGCTGCATGTTGCTCTGCGTGGCGCACCGACTGTTGGTGCTTCTGCTCTGTATGCACAACTTGCTGTGCGTGTTGCTGTTGTGCCTGTACGATCTTTGCCTGCTCATTATGATGCTGGGCAAGAGCTTGCATACGGGCTTCCATCTGTTTCATAGCAATGTCATGGGCCTGCGCTTGAGACGCCATAGTTTGCTTGAAGTGTTGGTCACGGGACGCCAGTTCAGATTTAAACTGCATTTCCTGCATCTTCATCTGACTAGTCTGTTCCATAGCTGCTTGCTTCATTTGAAGCTCTTGAGCTTTTGGATCAGGTTGCTGTGGCGGTTGACCAGTTTGTTGTACTTCTTGGTGGAATAGCTTTTGTACATTAGGCTGTTCCTGTGCCTCTAGGACTCGGGTAACTACTTCGATAGGATCAAGAACACCCATCGGCAGTAACTCCAGCAGACCCTGTGCTTTCAGCAAACGCTCAGTCTGCGACACTGCGGTAGGATCGGCACCCGGTACGATGTCATAACCAATAGCCTTGAAGTCGTTAGGGTTAACGTTATCATCAAGAACTTCCACATAGGTTTGTGGATTCAGATAGACTTCGTTGAGGCGGTAAATCTTCTTGAACTCTGATGCCAGAGAACGGTAGATACGTTTGTAGACAGCGGTGAAAACCTTCATACCCTGCTCGATGGTAGCCATCGTGGTAGTGGCCGGGGTGTTTTGCCCCGGCATCTTCCCAACAAAAATTTCTGCGACAGACGCAAGTTCCTTACCAGAGGTAATCAATGCTCCCATCAACTGGAATAGTACAGCACTTGGTTCTTTGACGGGTAGTGGCAGAATTTGTTTCTTCAGATCATCGGCAGTAGCATTTACGGACTTCCACTCTCCGGGCTGGAAGCGGGCTTCTCCCATTTTGATTCGGAGTCCCTTTCCAATGAAACCGCTTTGTAGATTCGACAAACTGCCGGCATCGACAAGCTGATTGATAAGAGTGTTGACAGAATCGTTAATGGGACCGAGTAGGACACCAAAACCAATATCATAAAAACTACCGTCTGGATTAGGTACAAAACCAAACTTGGTGTAGTACTGGATAGGCTCGATATAAATGACTTGATCATCGTTGTCTACCTTTAGACCTTGTTCATCGAAGCGAGCAACAATGCGAAGCACAGTACCACTCTCACGATGGAACGTTACAATGTAGGGCTCTTCGTAACCATCATCATCCAGATCAAGGAACGTGTGTTGTTCCACAAAGCTGTATGGGGTGGTAGCATCATTAGCTGGTGCATTATGGGAATCAGCAGGCATCGTAGGATCACCGATGTCCGTGTCTAGGAACAGTTCAGCGTTCACCCGCTCCTGATACAGACGCTTAGACATTACGATGACTTCGGAGATACGCTCGGCCTCGTCCATACTTTTAGTCCAGTAGTTGACTACCAGATTCTTTGGCATGACCAACTTGGAGCAGTTACGCTCTTTCAGGCTATCCCAATACGTCTTTTTGAACATAGTACCAACCACAGGAAGCATGATCAGGAGCTTGTCCATGTCCTCTTCCCAGCCTTCCATTTCATTCATAAGCTGGTAGCTTACGTAGATGGAGGTGTGCTCAGCACGTTTCTGCTTCTCACCCGTAGGGTCTTTACCGATCACTTTGGACTTGACCACACGGCCATCCGAAGGGAGCAGTGAAGGATACGCCCTAGCAGCAAACTGCATAGCGGCAGTAGATAGCAGAGGATACTTAATGTTAGATGCTTTAGGCCAAGGATAGGTTTTCATTTCCTTAGCTTGAGTGGCCAGTTTAGTCCACTCGTCAATATTTTGTTCCCAATCCTTACGGCTCTCAAGGTCCTGCTCAAAGCCTTGCTTACAGCGGCTTCCGATTTCTCGGAGCTTGTCTTCATCAAGGTTCTCAGCAATGTTGGTACTCTCAAGCATCTTGCGGATCGAAGCCTCACGAGGCTGATCGACCTCAGCAGTACCACCAGTTTCCATACCAGCACCGGGGCCGTAGGCACCCGTAGAAGGTTGTGGAGTACCCATAGGGGCCTGTGTGAACTGCTGTGGGGAACTTACTGCTTCAATTAGGTTTGGGTCGGACCCCATTGCATTAGGGGATAGCTGTCCCGGAATAGTCATATATCTCCTTAATAGCCTGTGGTATTACTTCGTCCGGCATCCTCCAAGTCAGAAGCACGCATTTCTTCGCGGTAGTCTTCCTCGTCTTGTTCTTTTTGCGTAGGAGCTTCAATCAGCTTATCCAGCATAAGACCCAGATAAGCGAAGGTATCTACCTGATCGTCATGCTTGGCCCTAGGGAAGCGCATAAGCTCTTCCTCAAAGTCAATGTACCAATCAGCATCCTTGTCGAATTTAACGCCCTGTGCCCTCATACGGGCCTGTATAGACCGGCTTCGTGTCAGTTTATCTTTACCGCCGTGCTTCATGGGATACAGAGTGATGTAGGTATTAGATTTGACCATTTCCTCACGTAGGAATGGACCAATCGACTTGGAAACCTGCATGTCCTCAATACCAACAGCCTCAGGGCTATAAGTACGCTGTAAAGCAAGCAACGTATCGACGATCTCACGACCATCCATACGCTCACGAATCACGTTTTTGACATGAATCATCTTGTTTTCATCAACACCAGCAACCAAAAACACCGAATAGTCGGCACGTTCTTTCTCAGAGATCGCCAAGTCAGCCGTAACGTAGTACAGCAGCTTAGCTTTCCTGTCTTCCGGTGTAATGGGGAGGAAATCACCCTTTTTGAAGTACGTGGTAGCCATATCGAGGGGGTAATTCAGGTATTCCTGACTATAAACGTCCGTTGTACCATCGCGGACCGCCTCTTCATATAGCATTTTGAAGTGTTCTGCTGTCTTCTTTTGAGGCCACAGAAGCTCTGTGAAGTCCTCATTATGAGCACGATACTTGATCGCTTTCCACATCTGGTTACGAGCAGTGCTGTAGGTCTTTAGACCATCCACTATCGTCTTCTTGTCGTTCTCTTTGGGCATGATGTTCTCAAGCAGGCTATCCATGTGAAGGATTGTACCCACCATACGAACGATACCACGGTCAGAGATACAAGGCAGAAGAGCACCTTTGAACCAGCGCTTCATCTTCTCACGACGTTCCTTGTTCATCACCAGTTCATCGTTCTCCATGTCATCACAGAGGATAATGTCAGGACGGGAACCGTTCCAGATAAGACCACGAAGCTTTTGTTCAGCACCTTTAGCAATGATACGAAACTTATGACCATCGTTAAAGCTGACGATAACATCGTTCTCAGTATCCTTGATAAACTGTACCAAGCCCTTTTCGTTAAGGGATAGGCCAAACAGTTCGATAAGGTCTTTGTTGTTTTGGAGGGCAGACTTGAACATGCCTAGGAACAGAGCAGCCTGTGCCTCCGTATCGGAGACCAGCAACATGAACTTACGCTCACGGAACAGCAGAGTACTCATACCATAACCAAGGGTTACAC